ATTTAGCTACGGTAAATCTGAAGATGTATTTAGGTTTATTGAGGCTAATACCGAGCTAGTTGAGATAGAGCTTGGGAATGCTAGAAACGAGTCATCAACTATAGCACTAATGAAAGCTATTGAAGGCGGCATATTAGAAATAGTAAACCTAGGATACGAAAAAAAGTTTTGGGTTTTACAAAATAAAGATGTAGGAGTAGAATTAAATGATGAAGAATAAACTAATCAGCATATTTGTTGTTTTTTCTTTAGTAGGATTTGCAGCAGACAACGAAATTTACGTAGATCAGTCAGGTACTGGGGCTAATATAGACCTAGAACAATTAGGTATATCTAATATTATTGGTGGATTAAACTCTACAGCAGGTAGTGTAAATGCTTTTGATTTAGATGGTACTACTATGACTCTTGATATTAATATGATTGGTGCAACCAATAAGTTTCTTGGTGATATATTCGCTGATAACTTTACAGGTTTATACAATTTTACTGGTGGTACTAATGCTTTTACCATTCAAGTAGACCCAACAGATACATATAGTTCAGATGGTTCCGACCAAAACGTAGCAGTTACAGGTAGTGGTAATACATTTACTTTGAATCAGGGCACTACGGCAATAGCAGCAAACTTAAATCTTGACTGGATCATACAAGGATCTAACAACACAGTAACATCAAATATAAATATTGATGGTGCAACTAACTATATGGATATAGACGGTAGTGATAATACAGTTAATTATACAGGTACTGGCGTTAATGCCTCGGCAGGTGGGTATTTTTGGTTAGACCATACTGGTGGTTCTAGAACATTCAATATTCAACAACTGAGTACCCAAGATAATGACTGGCTTAAAATTATATCAAATGGCGGTAACGCTAGTTCTACTGTTTGCGTTATCCAAAACGACCAAGGTACAAGCACAAGCTGTTGATATTGGTGATATATCTGAACTAAACGGTTCAGCACAAATAGTTAGAGACAAACCTTATGATGCAAATCTCAAGTTTGCAATCCAAAGTAATGATGAGGCTATAACAAAAGACGGCCGTATGGCCATAACTTTTCTTGATGATTCTATAGTAAAGCTTACAGAATTTAGTGAGTTACTTATAGATGAATACATATACGACCCAGATCCAAGCAAAGCAAAGATGGCTCTTACCTTCGGTCTTGGTACAGCCAGGTTCATTACAGGCAATCTAAACCGTATAGATAAGCAAAACATCACGCTAAAGACACCTACGGCTAATATAGCAATACGTGGTACTGATTTTACAGCTACAGTAGATGAACTGGGGCGTAGCCTTATAATACTGCTACCAGACTCTTTAGGGTTCTCTAGTGGCGAAATAGAAGTAGTTACTGCTATGGGAACAGTAGTGCTTAATAAACCTTATGAAGCAACCACAGTAAGTGTATTTGAATCAGCACCAAGCAAACCTGTAATACTAGATTTGAGCCTAGACATGATTGATAACATGTTAATTGTTACACCTCCTAAAGAAGAAAAGGTTAGTTACGAAGAGAATGTATCTGCAAAGCAAGAAAGTATATTAAATTTTAATGAGCTTGATATTGACTACCTTGATGTTGATTACTTAGGTGAAGACGATCTAGAGTTTACAGAGCTAGATATAAACTTTTTAGATGTAAACTATCTAGAAGACTTACTGAATGTGTTAGATGCATTAGCTATAGCAGAGGAAGAGGACGCACTAGCTCAAGCAACCAGTACACAATTAACAGGTACTTTGTTAGGTAAAGACCCAGATACACAAATTACAGCTTTAATTACAGGTAATGTCGTAAGCCTTAGAAGAGAGGTAAACGAAAGTGTTAGGGTTGATCTAAATGGAAGTGATTCCTATACCGTAATTTTGATACAAGATGGCATTTCTAATATAATTAAAATTAATGGAGGAAGTGACAGCGTTATTTCTATCACTCAGAGTGATTAAATGAAGAAACTATTATTACCTATACTTATAATACTATTCTTACCTTTACTCTTCCAAAGTACACCAACCGAAATAATAAAACTAAGAACTTTTGATGCCTTAGTACAAACACCAGAACCTAGCGGTAATTTTGTTATTCTTAACATAACAGAAGAAAATGTAGAAACAGAAGGTGGCTATCCTTTACCAAGAAGAAGATTAGCAGAGATACAAGTAGATTTAATTAACGAAGGTGCAATCGGAGTAGGTTGGGTTATATCTTTTCCACAACCAGACAGAATGGGCGGAGATGCGGTATTTGCACAAACATTAGGATACGGTCCATCTGTAATAGCTATGTTTGAGGATAACAAGGGTAATTATCCAAAACCTACAGGAACTGTTATAAAAGGTAGTGATGTTAGTGGTATAGTGTCGCTAGGAGTAAAGGAAAACCTTAATATCTTATCCACACAAAGTCTGCAAGGGTTATCCGTTGCTCCTACTGATATTGATAACTTGGTAAGAAGAATACCCTTACTTGTAAGCACGCCAGATCAAGATTGGATTCCTTCGTTTGGTACACAAGTATACAAAGCTTTATTTGATGTTCGTACATACATTATAAAAACTAATGATAATGGTATAGAGGAAATATCAATTAGAGGAATACCACCTGTCAAAACAGATAGCCTTGGTCGTAAATGGATTAGTTGGGTAGATACTCCACAAACTGATCTACAAGAAATGGATGTAGCAGGTAAGTTTGTGTTTGTAGGGGTTACGGCTAACGGTGTCATGCCACAAATAGCAACACCTGTAGGCTTATTAGAACCACATAAAATACAAGCAGCACTTGCAGAATCAATACTTATACAAAATAGTCCATCTATACCTGATTGGTCTTTAGCCGCAGAGTTAACAATATTTATTACTTTTATTACTTTAGTATGGTTTGCCTTACATCTATTGGGTATAACTTGGGGTATTGCTGTTGCTAGTATGTTGATGATTGGTACTGGTGGTTTAGGTTATTACCTTATAAGTAAAGGTTTGTTGGTAGATGTATCCTGGACTCTTATATCAGAGTTTATTACAGGATCTATAGCTTTTTATTTACGATTTAGACAACAATACAAATTACGTCAACAGATAAAAAAACAGTTTGAACATTATCTTGATCCACGCCAAGTTAAAAAACTACAGGATGATCCTAGTTCTTTAGTGCTTGGTGGTGAGCGTAGATACTGCACGTTTCTTTTTACTGACGTAAGAGGTTTTACCGCTTTATCTGAAAGGTTAGAGCCAGAAGAAGTTACTGAAATAATGAATAAGGCTCTTACAATACAAGCAGATACCGTTAAAAGATATGACGGCATGGTAGATAAATACATAGGTGACGCTATGATGGCCATATTTAATGCTCCTATTGATTTGGCAGATCATGAAACTGCCGCAGTATTATGTGCTAAAGAAATACAAGACAAGATTAAATTAGCAAATTTAGATGTAGAAATAGGTATAGGTGTTAATACTGGGTATGCAGTTATTGGTAATATGGGATCAGATACTAGGTTTGATTATACGGCTATAGGTGATGCAGTAAACCTTGCTGCAAGACTAGAGAGCTCAACCAAAGAAGTTGGTGAAGATATCGTTATAGGTTATGATACTATTAAATCTAAAGGCTTTTGTGATCAAATTACTTTAAAAGAATTAGATAGCATTAAGGTAAAAGGTAAAGAAAAATCTATAAATATTTATACAATTATATGACGGCAACAAAAGAAGCTCTAAACAAAATAGAGACACACGAGAAAGAATGTTCTATAAGGTACAGAAATATAGAACAAAGACTAGAGGACGGATCAAAGCGATTTGATAAACTAGAAAATATGATATGGGCAGTATATCCATTTATATTAGTATCATTGGTTTTATCTAGATTTGTATGAGCAAAGTCTTAATAGGGATAATTATTGTAATGACTACAATAACCTATTATTTATACACACAAAACAAAACACTTACAGCTAATAATTTAGTATTAGAAAGTGCCGTAGCTACACAAGAAGAAGCTATTGCAAGTTTGCAAAATGACTTTGCTTTACAAACAGGTAGTTTATTAGAGCTACAAAGTCGCAATCAACAAATTCAACAAGAAATGTCAAGATACCTTGACATATTTAAAAGACATAACTTAACTAAATTAGCAGCAGCTAAACCAGGTTTGATTGAGCCTAGAGTAAATAAAGGAACTAAAGATGTATTTGATAGCATTGAAAAAGACAGCCGTAACATTGACAGTCTTGATGATGGCTTGCAGTTGCAGTCTGTTACCGACTAAACAGATAGAAGTCACAGCAAAACCAATAGAAAGAACTATTGTTCAACCAATCATGCCTAGAGAAATAGATCTTAAAGATCCTTATTGGTATGTCGTATCAGATAAAAATTTAGAAGAGTTTTTAGCAAGAGTTGAGAAAGACCAAGGTCAAGTGGTATTCTTAGCTATGTCTGTGCCCGATTACGAGCTTATGGCATATAATATGCAGGAACTGAAGAGGTATATAAATGAACTTAAAGAAGTGGTCGTCTATTATAAAACAGTTACTACAACCAAAAAGGAGCAGTAATATGAAAATATCACAAGAGGGTTTATCCTTGATAAAGAAGTTTGAAGGTTGTCCAACAGATGAAGACGGTAATGTTATAAGTTATAGATGTGCGGCAAATGTTCCTACAATAGGATATGGGTCAACTAAGTATAAAGATGAGCCAGTAGAGGATGGTATGAAGATTAGTATGCAGGAAGCAGAGGATTTACTTATACATGAAATGGACGAATACGAGGGTTATGTAAACCATATGGTAAATACAGATTTAAAACAAAACGAATTTGATGCGTTAGTTGCTTGGGTGTTTAATCTAGGACCATCAAACTTTAGTTCATCAACTTTATTGCAAAAACTAAACAATAAAGACTGGGCAGATGTTCCAAACCAAATTAAAAGGTGGAACAAAGCTGGCGGGAAAGTTTTACAAGGCCTTATTAGACGTAGAGAAGCAGAAGCTTTGCTATTTGAAGGCAAAGAATGGCATGAGGTATAAGTATGCCCTTACAGAAGCTTACATTTAGACCAGGTATCAACAGAGAAGGTACTGCTTATGATAACGAGGGCGGATGGTTTGATTGTAATCTTGTACGATTTAGAAAAGGCAGACCAGAAAAGTTTGGTGGTTGGGAAAAATTATCAACTAATACTTATGTAGGTACAGCAAGAGCTTTACATCCTTGGATTTCTTTGGGTGGCACAAAGTTCTTAGGGGTAGGTACAACTTGGAAATACTATATAGAAGCAGGTAATGCTTTTAATGACATAACCCCCATAAGATCTACTACGTCAGCAGGTGATGTTACATTCTCTGCATCAAATGGTGATGCAACAATAACGGTTGCAGATACTGCACATGGTGCTGTAAAGAATGATTTTGTTACTTTTAGTGGTGCTGCAAGTTTAGGTGGTAATGTTATTGCTTCGGTTTTAAATCAAGAATACCAAATAGCAAATATAGTAAACGCTAATAGTTATACTATTGAGGCTAAAGATACATCTGGTGCTACTGTAACTGCTAATGCTTCTGACAGTGGTAATGGTGGATCATCTGTTGTTGGTGCTTACCAACTTAATGTAGGTTTAGATGTATATGTTCCTGGAACAGGTTGGGGTTTAAATGGATGGGGTCAAGGAGCTTTTGGTAGTACATCTGCACTAAGTGATACCAATCAGCTTAGAATCTGGACACATGATAACTTTGGTGAAGATTTAATAATAAATCAAAGAAATGCTGGCATATTCAAATGGACTGAAAACAACGGTTTGGCAACAAGAGCCGTAGAGTTATCTGGAATTACAGGTGCTAACCTAGTACCGACTAAAGGCTTACAAGTTATTACATCTGAAAAAGACAGGCATCTTATTGTTTTAGGTGCTGATCCTATATCTGGATCTTCTAGAACAGGAGCTATAGATCCTATGCTTATAGCATTTAGTGATCAAGAAAATGCACTTGACTTTGAACCTTTATCAACAAATACAGCAGGATCACTACGACTATCTTCTGGTTCATCTATTATTGGTGGTGTAAAGGCTAGGCAAGAAATATTAGTCTGGACTGATACAGCTCTCTACAGTATGCAGTTTATAGGTCCACCATTCACTTTTGGTATTAATTTAATTAATGAAGGTACAGGCTTAATAGGCCCTAAAGCAGCAATAACGACTCCTAGTGGTGTTTACTGGATGAGTTATAACAACTTCTATTCATACAACGGTAGTGTAGCAACTCTACCCTGTTCAGTTCATAACTATGTGTTTACAGATATAAACCTGACTCAGTCATTTAAAATAAATGCTTTTACAATTAAAGATAAGAGTGAAGTAGGTTGGTTCTATTGTTCTAGTAGTGCAACCGAAGTAGATAGATATGTTATATACAATTATGTAGAAGG